CTTTCGACAGGCATCGATGATAATTTCCTGATGAAAATGGTAAACCTCTTCCCCATGCAGGGAGAGTTCCATTAATGCAGTATTAACATTATCTTCTGTTATTTCCTGCGGAGCTGGACCTTCCTTCGTCCAGTAGGGCATCTCTAGAATGGTATCTAGAGAGAGAGGAGCAACATATCTTCCAAGTCGCTCTTCATATCGGAATCCTCTCTTCAAAAAGGTAACTTCAGAGAGTTTCCGATAAGGTACTAACGTTTCACTTTTTAATTCATCAGTGTACGTTAAACCTATTGTAGCCAAAGCTTGCGTCAAAGTGATCTGATTAAACCAAGGCACAATAACATCAGAGATTGAATAGACACCATCATCACCATAAGTCTGTATTTCTACAAAGTCACGGAAAAATTGAAGCCCATGCAAACCCTGAGGATGTAATAAAACATATCCATATTGCACATACATTTCATGAATTATACTGTTAATAATCACAGTGAGAGGGTGCCCACTTGGTAGACTCTTAATCCACTGCAAAAAGCTCCCCTCAAATAAATGAATAGAGTTAACAACATCAGACCAAAGAGTGGTACGAATTAATCTATTTTCGTTACCATCGTTATACCACGCACAAATCACAGCAAGGACAGCCCAAAGAAACTCAGCGATTTGAGTTTTATCAAACCCAGAAAAATCGCCAGCTACGATCGCATCGAAACGATTAAGCTTACGAGCCAGAAAATCCCAATCCCCAGATCGGGGATTGATACCAACACAAGTACCAGTCACAATCTGATTCTCCATCAAGAACATAGAGAAATCAAGAAAATACATACGCACTGCTATAGAATAGTCTAGCGAACAACCAGAAATACTCCTAGTTTTCATCGCATCAGCCTTTTCTATGAGGCGACGTTCATCCTTTGGAAAATCAATATAAGGATGGAACAATCTAATACCCTTTCGAGCATTATCAATAATATCCATCACTTTTAGCTCAACCTGTTTGGCTTGAGGAGTATTGATATCATGTGGTCCATCAAGACCAAACCACCACGTCTTACCAGGGAATCCAGGGGGTTTTTGCAAAACCCATGGATAACCTGAGGAAGTGGTCCGATCAATAGAATCACAATACTTTGTGCCGATATCACCACAAACAGCCATTTCAAAGGTAAAAACCATAGGTTTTCGCCTCTCAGAGAATTTGGCTACATTAACATAATGGTTACTCAGATTGGCAACAATAGCATCAATAATATCTGGATCAACACGACAGTTTCCTGCGCAGTAACCAGATAACCCAACCATACGTGGGTCAACAACTACATCATTCACCAAACGCGGTCGAAGATAAGCCGGTTTTGTACGCGCGGGCCCCCAAGCACCATATAGTTTACTTCTGATAATTTTCG